CACTACGTTAATAACAAAGAACTACTTGAGGCACTGATTGTTTATAGGTCTAAAGTAGAAAAGAGTTTTATGGAGATCAACGGTAGAGAACCTACCAAAGCAGATAGATCTCAACACTGGAAAGGTAAACCACAAATTACGAATTACTTGGGGGAGTGTTTTCTTAAGATTGCAACCCACTTGTCTTATAAACCAAACTTTGTGAACTATATGTTCAGAGACGATATGATCTCTGATGGTATTGAAAACTGTGTTCAGTACATTCACAACTTCGATCCTGAGAAATCTAAGAATCCGTTCGCTTATTTCACTCAGATCATTCACTACGCTTTTCTACGTCGAATTCAGAAAGAGAAGAAGCAACTGGAAATCAAAACCAAAATCATTGAACGTACTGGTTATGATGAAGTTATGATGGTTGACGATAGCTTGCTTTCTAACAGCAGTTCAGAGTATAATACAATCAAGGACAATATTGCTTACAAGACGAATCGTCAATGAAGGTTGCTATTATTACCGATCAACACTTTGGTGCCCGTAAGGGTTCAAAGTTTCTCCATGAATACTTCAAAAAGTTCTATGATGATGTATTCTTTCCATATCTGAAAAAAAGTGGAATCAAAATATTGATTGATATGGGCGACACGTTTGATAACCGTCGCTCTATCGATTTGTGGTCTCTTGAGTGGGCAAAGGAGAACTACTATGATCGGTTGGAGGAGATGGGTATAACTGTTCATACTATTGTTGGTAATCATACCGCTTACTATAAAGATACAAATTCTATTAATTCTGTAGATTTATTACTTAAGCAGTATAAGAACGTGGAAATATACTCAGAATGTACTGAGGTGATGATAGATAAGTTGCAGGTCTTGTTTATTCCTTGGATCAATGCAGAAAACCTTGAAAATAGTGTCAACGCTATCAAAGTTTCTAATAGCGTATGTGCGATGGGGCACCTTGAGCTCAACGGATTTAGAGCGCATCGCGGTCACGTCATGGAAGAAGGTATGGCAATCGACGAATTTGAGAAGTTCGACAAGGTGTTTTCAGGACACTACCATACACGGAGTGACAACGGAAAAATCTTCTACCTAGGAAATCCTTATGAGATGTTTTGGAATGATGTAAATGATCCTCGTGGGTTTACAATATTTGATACTAAAACTTTAGAGTTTGAGCATATTGATAATCCATATAAGTTGTTCTATAACATTTACTATGAAGATACACCATATCAAACATTTGACACTCGCGAATATGAAGGTAAGATAGTAAAAGTTATTGTAAGGAAGAAAACCGAACCTAAGAAGTTTGAAAGGTTTATAGATAAGTTATATTCCTGTGGAATTCAAGATTTAAAAATAGTTGAGAATTTTGATATACAGCAAAATGATGAGTTTGAAGTTGAAGAAAGTGAAAATACTATTTCAATTTTGAATCGTTATATTGATGAAGCAGAATTTGACTGTGATAGCACCATCATTAAAGGAATCCTTCAGAAAGTTTATTCACAGGCTTGCGAGGTAGAGTAATGTTCCTGCTCACACTCAAAGATCAGAAAGATGAGGGCGCGTATGCTGTCCAAAACCGTTATGGTGAAAAAGTTCTCTTTCTTTTTGAGGATGAGGAAGATGCTGAAAGATATGCAATGCTTCTTGAGGATAATGATGATGCATTTATGGATGTTGTGGAGGTTGATGATGCACTTGCAATTCTCACCTGTAAGAGGTATAATTACAAGTATGCGGTAGTCACGCCAAACGATATTGTTATTCCTCCAAGACTAGATGATAACCTTTCAGAAGATTAGATGGAAAAACTTTTTGTCGACTGGCAATCAGTTTACTGAAATTGATTTTCAAAAAAATAATACTAATCTAATTATTGGAACAAATGGTGCAGGTAAATCCACAATGTTGGATGCACTTACGTTCGTTTTGTTTAATAAACCATTTCGCAAAATCAATAAACCTCAACTAATTAATGCTACGAATGAGCGTGATTGTTTGGTTGAGATTGAATTTGAAATAAATTCCCGTCAATATATTGTGAAGCGTGGAATCAAACCTACTGTTTTTGACATTGTTGTAAATGGCACTGAACTTCATCGTGAAGCGGATGATCGTGCTATGCAAAGAATTTTGGAAGATAATATTCTCAAAGTAAATTACAAATCTTTTACTCAGATTGTAATTTTGGGTAGTAGCACTTTTGTGCCATTTATGCAGTTGACTTCTACAAATAGAAGAGAGGTAATTGAAGATCTATTAGATATTCGTATCTTTTCTTTGATGAATAATATTCTTAAGGATAAGATACGCACTCAAAAAGATCAAGTCAAGTCACTTGATCTTAAGAAAGAAACTTTAAAAGACAAGATGAAGATGCAGCAGAACTTCATCGATGAGTTGGAAACTCGTGGCAAACAAACTATTGATAGTAGTAATAAAAAAATTGATGGTTTGATGAGTGAGGTTGATTCATATATGACTGAAAATTCTACTATTGAAGAAGATATTCTTAAGTTTACTGAAAATAGAGAAAGTGTTACTGGAGCAACTAAAAAATTATCAAAGCTTAATACTTTGAAAGGTAAATTGTCTCAAAGGGTAAGTACAATTACCAAAGAACATAAGTTTTTTAGTGAAAATACGGTATGCCCTACTTGTACTCAAGATATAGAAGAATCTTTCCGGTTAAATAAAATTGAGGACGTTCAAAATACGGCAAAAGAACTAAAGGAAGGTTTCGACGAGTTGGAATCTGCCATAAAGTTTGAACAAGAAAGAGAACGTCAATTTAACGCACTATCTAAGGAGATTACAAACCTCACGCATGGCATTTCTCAAAACAATACTCGGATTAGTTCAAACCAACGACAGATCCGAGATCTTGAACATGAAATTCAAACAATTACCGAGAACCTTGCAAACAGAAATTCTGAACATGAAAAATTAGACGAATTTAAAACTAATCTCCAAAATACGTTCAACGAACTTTCAGACAAAAAACAAGAAATCGTTCATCACGATTTTGCATATTCACTTCTAAAAGATGATGGAGTTAAAACGAAGATCATAAGAAAGTATCTTCCTTTTATAAATCAACAGGTTAATCGTTATCTTCAGATGATGGATTTTTATATTAATTTTCATCTTGATGAAGAGTTTAAAGAAACTGTAAAGTCCCCTATTCACGAAGATTTTTCTTACAGTTCTTTTAGTGAAGGTGAAAAGATGAGAATTGATCTAGCATTACTTTTTACGTGGAGGGAAGTCGCTAGAGTCAAAAATTCTGTAAACACCAACCTGTTGATTATGGATGAAGTCTTTGATAGTTCACTAGATGGATTTGGAACTGATGAGTTCTTAAAAATTATTAGATATGTTATTAAAGATGCTAATATCTTTGTGATCTCTCATAAGACTGATATGCAGGACAAATTTGAAAGTGTCCTCAAATTCGATAAAGTCAAAGGTTTTTCACGTAGAGTATCTTCAGATACGGAGGAATAATGATTACGCCAAACTGGCAACACCATTCCAGAAAAGAACAAAAACCAACTCTCAAACCACAAGCAATGCGTGATAGGAGAGCTGCACTTCAACAATTTAAGAAGAAGCATAAGAACCGCCCAGACAAGGCGGTTTCGTCGTATTATGAAACTATTAGGCTGTCCTTTATATAAATATCTAAAAAGTATTATTGAAAATGGATGCGTTCGATAAGGTAGAGGAACTATTACTTGCTGAGGGTTATAGTAAGGAAGAAATACCATCGATAATGGTTTTCATTGTTGAACAGGGATTAAATCCTCTTGAAATATTTGGTTCAGGTCTTGCTGATATGTTATTTAATAACAAATCTAAAGTTAAACCTAAATTTACCACGACTCAACAGACGGGTGGTATGCTTGGAACTAGAGATATTAAAACTCCTGGTAATGGACTTCCGCGTCAAGCACCAAAACCAGAATTTGGTCCTAATGCAGTAAAACCAAAGGTTAAACCTCCTAAACCACCATTGAGACCAGGTGGTGTTTCTCCCGTTCCTCAGTTTGGAAATCCTTCAGCACTTAGTAGAACTACAGTTCCTCCAGCAGCAAGTTCTTCTACCTCTTTAGCAAGACCTGCTGTGACTTCTGCTACATCTAAAGGTGTTGGATTGTTTAGTAGATTGAAAGGAGCTTTGGGTGGTGCCTTTAAATTTTTAGGAAATCCGTATGTAACAGCAGCTTCGATAATTGGTGATGATATTATGAATCGCGGTGTTGCTGATGGAACTTTAAAGGGTAAACCAGTTCGTCCACTTGAGCAACCAAAAACAGAGCGTCCACTTGAGCAACCAAAACCTGTTCCCAGAACAACAGTTCCTGCACCAAGAGTTCCTGCACCAGCACCCAAACCTCAAAAAACTGCGAGACAACAGGAACTTGATTCAATTAATGCAAATCCGAATTTGACTGCTGACCAAAAATGGGAGAAGGCAAATCCAAGGCTTGCTAGAGTTAGAGAATTGAGAAGGCAGGGTGCTTCAAGAGAAGCGATCAACAAAGCCATGTATAATCGTTGATCCAGTTTCCAAACTGTCCACTGGGAGGTCTTCGGACCTCCTTTTTTTGTATAATAGGTCCATACGCAACCAAGCAATGGCAGTTTCACACGAAATCAAATCTCAACTTGCTAAACTTTTGGCAACTGAAGATCTGGTAGTTGAACATAGAAATTGTGAAACTGCTTGCTTCAATGTTCACACTCGTGTTCTCACTTTGCCAATGTGGGAGAAAGCAAGTAGTGAAGTTTATGATATGCTTGTTGGGCATGAAGTTGGTCATGCGCTTTATACTCCTGATAATGATTGGTTCAGAGAGAGAAAGATTCCTCCACAGTTTGTGAACGTTGTGGAAGATGTTCGCATTGAAAAAATGATGAAGCGTAGATATGCTGGTATTTCTAAGACTTTTTATCGTGGATATAGTGAACTTTCAGACCAAGATTTTTTTCAAATTGCTAATGAAAATTTGAATACTATGAATCTTGCCGATAAAGCAAATCTTTATTTCAAGATTGGTAATTTTATTGAAATCAATTTTGATGATAAAGAAAATGTTTTGATCAAAAAGATTGCTGAAACTGAAACATTTGATGATGTTCTTGATGTTGCTGAGGAACTTTACAATTTCTGTAAGCAGCAGCAAGAAATGATGACCAAGACTGATAATCTTCAGATGCAGGGTGGTCAAGAAGGTGGAGAAGATGAATCTGAAATTGAACAAAGCCATGAACCTGGTTTGGAGCAGGGCACTAATGACGCACCTCAACAAGAATCAGAAGATTTTGGTTCTGTAGAACCAGAAGAAGGCGAATCCTATGGTGGAACTGATAATAGTGATGAACCAGAAGTTTCTACAATGAGTAATTTAGAGGAAGCTCTCAAAGAACTTACTCGAAATGATACTATAGAAAATAAGTATGTTGAAATTCCTAAGATTGATTTGAATAAAATCATTGTCAAAAATGCAGAAGTTCATTCTCGTTTTAATGAATGGACTGAGTGGATTGATAATAATGATCTTTCTGAAAGTGATATTTTTGGTTATGTTGATGAAGACTACTTTAAATTCAAAAGATCTGCTCAAAAAGAAGTAAATTATTTGGTAAAAGAATTTGAATGTCGAAAGGCAGCAGATTCATATGCTCGCGCTAATACTGCTAGAACTGGTGTTCTTGATTGCTCTAAACTTCATACTTACAAATATAATGAAGATCTTTTCAAAAAAGTAACCACACTTGCTGATGGTAAAAACCATGGTTTGGTGTTCATTTTGGATTGGAGTGGATCAATGGCGGATGTTATGCTTGATACCATGAAACAACTCTTTAATCTGATGTGGTTTTGCAAGAAGTGTTCTATTCCCTTTGAAGTTTATGCTTTTACAAATGAATATCCTCTTGTAAACTATGATAAAAATGGAAACCCACAGGTTCGTGATCTTCCTTATCAGAAACGTGAAGGTTTGTTTTATATTGCTGAGTGGTTTTCAATGATGAATATTTTCACCAGTAAGACTAATTCTAAAGAGATGGAAAGGCAGATGAAGAACTTTTATCGCCTAGCCTCATCTTTTTCCCGTTGGGGAAGAATTGCTTGTCCTACAGGTTTGGGTCTTTCTGGCACACCCTTAAACGAAGCAATGTTGTCTCTTCACCAAATTATTCCACAATTTAAACAGCAAAATAAATTGCAAAAAGTTCAATGTGTTATTATGACTGATGGTGAAGCACCTCCTTTGAAGTACCACCGTGAGATTCAACGTCATTGGGAGCATGAACCATTTATCGGTACTGCCAGTCTTGGTTATGCCTCTCATTTAAGAGATCGTACTACGGGAAATACTTACTCCCTTGATTGTGAGTGGTATGAACTTACTGATATTTTGCTTCGTAACCTTCGTGATAAGTTTACTGACGTAAATTTTGTTGGTATTCGTGTTCTTGAACCGAGAGAAGCAAATTCATTTATTCGTCGATACTGTGATTGGAATAGTGAATTTGAAAAAATTCAGAAAATTTGGAAGAAGGAAAGAGCATTTTCTATTTACAACTCTGGATATCATACTTATTTCGGTCTTTCAGGTACTGCACTATCTAACACTTCTGAATTCGATGTTGATGATGGTGCTACAAAAGCAAAAATTAAAAGTGCCTTTGTCAAAAGTCTAAAAAGTAAAAAGATGAATAAGAAAGTTTTGGGAGAGTTTATTGAACTAATCGCTTGAATAAATAAGTGTATAGAAAAACTGTCTACAATGAAACCTTCCCCCAAAAAATTAAAAGAGACTAAGGAAATCTATGAAAAGGTTGTAACACACCTCGTTGAGGAAGGTTACGCCTCTGACGTAGAATCTGCTGATTCCATTATTAACGGAATGAGTGAGCAATGGTTTGAACTCATTACGGAGAATTGAACAATGGAAAGAATTACTGGAAAACAAGCACAAGATATGATGGAAGCACTCGCTTCTGTGTATGAAAAAAATGTAGAACCTACAGAAACTGAGCAAGTTGATGAAGGTGTGATGCAAGCCCTCAAGAAGGTTACTAAGGCAATTATTGGACCTGCTAACCAATCTCCTGAAGCAGAAGCAGCAAGAACGAATAAGCGCAGACCTCAAACAAAACAGGAAAAAGGTGTTGCTGCTGGAACTGTAAATAAGAATGAGTCGGTTGAAGTTGATGTTGATAGTATTGAGGAGGAGAAAACTACTAACTCCCCAATGCATAGACCAGGTGGAAAATTGAGCCCACTTACATCTGATAAAAAACCAAAATCAAAAAAATCACCATCTCCCACAAAAATGGGAAAACCATCAAATCCTCCTATGAAGGAAGATTTGGATCTTTTTGATACTATCAAAAATTATTTGATTGACGAGGGTTTGAGTGAAGAAGAGGCATTGAAAAAGATGCTTACCCTCACCGATGAAGAGAGAACTGAAATTATTGAGCAATACCGAGTAGGTTTTAGACCTGATGGTCGTTATCAGAATGCTGATGGTAGCCACACTGGACCCATAATGGGTGCTATTAAGTCTATACTTAGTGGAAATCTTCCAAAATCAAGGACCGTTATTCCACCTACTCCTCAACCGAGTGTTACGGTAACCCAAACTAGAAACCCAACAAAGAAAACACCATACTCCAAAGGTGAAGATGGTAAACTCACCGATTTTGGTGCTGGTGGTGGTGATACAAAGATGAGTAGAACTGGCATGAGTGTTGCAGAGGTAGAAGCATTGGGTAGAAAAAATAAAGTTGCTAAGGGACCTAAACCTTACGAGCAAGGCGGACCTCGCCTTCCTGGTAGAGATATGTGATCCACTTTTCAAACTGTCCACTAAGGGGGTCTTCGGACCCCCTTTCCTTAAAATTCATATGAACCGGAAGGTGATTTGGTTGATGAGGGATCTTATGGTTCCAAAAAGAAAAAAAAGTCTAAAAAAGGAGGCC